GCCCACGAAGACAATAGTCCTAGTGGTTGTCCTACTTTCCATCGGTAAAACTTGTTTGCATATTTGAAATCTCTCTCAGATATCAACCTTCGCCAACTTTCTGCTAGATCACCTCCATATATATGTTTGAGCATAAGCTCTTGCATCCATATAGGGGCTCTATCAGTTGCTGACGACAGATCAAAGCAGAACACTTTTGTGTTCAATGGGAGATCAAGTAGTTGCTTAAAAGCTCTATTTTGATCATATGTCCCATCAGTCTTTAATCGACTAAGTGCTCGCATAACTTGGTTATGTAGCGGTCTTAGTAGGTTCTGAGAGAAATAATCTCCAATAGCTATTACTCGAGACTTCCCTCCCGCTTGCGGTATAACCGTAAGTCGTGAGTGAATGTTCTCTTGTAATATCTCTTGTCTTCCTTCGGATAATTTGTGTATCAATTTGATCCACTCCATTATCCATTGGTTATTTGTAAGATTAGCGAATGCAGACATGTATTCGTACAATGCTTGATCTTTACAAATGGCAAGAGCATCGAAATGTGCAGTTGGAATAGATGGTCCATTTGGACCTCTTTTCAATGTACCTTTCGGTCTATTAATAGTGAGATTATTCCTTTTACAGGATGAGATGAAACTACTATTTACCCATTTAGAGATAAATGACGAATATTCGTCAATCTCTTCAGGAGAAATAGTAGGCTGAGCAGAATCAGTAATTGGATTCGACTTCAATTCTGGGTTCACGAAAATACTTTCATAAGATCGTGTTATAGTTAACCCAAGTCTTTTAGTCTCATCACAATCTGATATAAACATCCACCAAATAGGTAGCAACCTATTTGGAATGCCCCGCCTCATTTTCATGAAGGCAGGTTGCTCAGGCAATGTGTGTCCAAGGACCTTACACACTGAAAAGTGATGTAAATACTTGTACTCTTGCACAACGGTTGGCTTACCTCTCTTTGTCGCTTGCGACTCGAGATTTAAGACATAAGTTTCCGCTCCTTTTAGGATGCGTTGCTTATCAACCTTACTGGTACATAGTACTTGTAGGGCTAACCCTAGTATACGAGAATACTTCTGTGAAGAAGTATTGCGCACAATGTTTTGCTTAGTAACTCTATTTTTAGAGATTGTACTAAGTGCTCTCCCTCTGTAGAAGAGGTGCCATCGAACATTGTGTTTTGAACATGGTGTTCGGCTCGTGGACCAGAGAGAATATGCCTCGAACATTGGCGCTGTAAATACGATTTTCGTGTTTATTGCGTTCAGTGTTTG